ACAGATGTTGGCAAGAATCAGAAAATAGTAAATATATAATTAAATCGACAAAAACTAGCAATTGACGCTACATTTAGCTTAAAAAACTACTTTGCCTTCTATAAATGACCTTCATAACGATCCTAAAAACGCTAGAAAGCGTACAGATCGTTCTTCTAAACTTATCAAACAAAGTCTTGAGCAATATGGTGCGGCAAGATCAATAGTAATAGATGAAAATAACCGCATACTTGCAGGCAATGGAACAATAGCAGGGGCAAAAGCAGCAGGCATTAAAAATTTAAAAATTATAGAGGCAGATGGTGATGAAATAATTGCTGTAAAAAGATCAAATCTTACAGAAGATCAAAAAGTAGGTTTAGCAATAGCAGATAACAGAACTGGGGACTTGTCAGAGTGGGATATAGATATGCTTGAGCAACTTTCACAAGAGCATGATTTAAATGATTTCTTTGATAAAAAAGAACTTGATGACATACTTTCTAAAAAAGAAGTATTACCAACTGAAGGCTTAACAGATCCTGATGACGTTCCAGAAGTACCAGAAGAACCAATAACTAAAGAAGGTGATTTATATATTCTTGGTAATCACAGACTTTTATGCGGAGACTCTACAAATATTCAGCATGTTGAGAAATTGATGGATGGCAATAAGGCTGATATGATTTTCACAGACCCTCCTTATGGAGTAAATTTTACTGGTCAATTGTTAAGCAATACAACTATTAATGGTAAAAAAATTTTTGGGTTTAAAAGTGCAAACACAAAATTTGAAACAATAAAAAATGATGAATTACAAAATAATAATTTGTATGATTTTTGTGATTCTTTTTGTAAAATAATTTTTTTATGTAAACCTTCTTCATGGTACGTATGTTTTTCTCAACTTGATTTAGATTTATTGCTTTCAGCTATGAGAAAAAATAATTTGCAGTGGAAAAGTATTATTGCTTGGGTTAAAAATCAATCTACATTATCAAATAAAGATTATAAATTAAGATATGAGCCTATAGTTTATGGACAAACAGGAGGTAACTTTTACGGTGAAAGATATAAACAAGAAGATGTGTGGGAGTTTCAAAGAACTTTGAAAAATGATTTACACCCAACCATGAAGCCTATTTCATTAGTTGAAAATGCACTTAAAAATAGCAGTAAAGAAAATCAAATAATCTTTGATTTATTTGGCGGTTCTGGTTCAACCCTTATCGCTGCTGAACGTACAAACAGACACGCTTATCTTATGGAATTAGATCCAAAATACTGTGATGTAATAGTTAAAAGATGGGAGGATTTTACAGGCAACACTGCAAAACGTGTATCATTTAATTAATGGCTAAAAAAGGTACACTAGCTGAAACTGTAATTAGATCACAAAAATTTGCACGTATTATTGCAAATGGTGGTCGTAGATCCGACTGTGTTCGCTATGCCTCAGAGAACTGGGGGGTTGGAGAAAGAACTGTAGATAAGTACCTAGGCATTGCACGTGACCAGTTAAAGGCCGATTGGGACATGGAACGACCCCAGATGATAGCTGACCTTTTATCGCAATGCAGCACCTTACAGATGGAAGCTAGAAGGGCTGGTCAATATCACATTGCTTTAGGTGCAATTAACACCGCAGCAAAATTAGCACATCTTTGTTCGTGAGTTTTTTAGATACTGTTTCTACTGGTCATGTATTGCAAAAAGGTTTTTTAACTACTGATGTTGATACTGATGAACTACTTAATCGCATAAGAACAGATTTACACCCACCGCAGCAACAATTCTTTGACAATCAATCAGAAATTGTTGGCTTATCTGCTGGTTATGGTGCTGGTAAAACTAGAGCTTTGTGCAGCATGGCAATAAAACTAGCAGCACAGAATATAGGTTATATCGGGGCGGTTATGGAACCTACCGCACCATTAATTAGAGATATCTGGCAAACAGACTTTGAACAGTTTCTTGAGCAATATGAAATACCATATACCTTTAGAGCTAGTCCTTTACCTGAGTACACAATTCATTTTCAAGAGGGAGATAGCAAGCTGTTATGCAGATCTTTTGAAAACTGGTCACGAATTATAGGTTTGAATCTTGCATTTTGCTTAGCGGACGAAATTGACACAGTTGCGGTAAGTACATGTAATCGTGCTTTCCCTAAGATACTTGGAAGATTAAGGGCTGGTAATGTCAGGCAGTTTTGTGCAGCTTCAACTCCAGAGGGATTTAGATGGTTATATCAGACGTTTGCTAGTGATGAAGCTAAAGGGCGTAAGGATAGAGAACTTATCAAAATGCGGTCAGAGGATAATCCTCACCTCCCTCCAGACTTCTTGGAGCGTATGCGTTCTAATTATGATCCATCAATGTTGCAGGCATATCTTAATGGTGAGTTTGTAAACCTTACAACTGGTCAAGTTTATGATCGGTTTGACAGATCGCAAAACGTAATTACAGAAAAACCAGAAATACAGATAGAACCATTACGCATTGGTATTGACTTCAACATAGGCAACATGAACGCTGTTGTTGGAATTGTAAAAGATCAAAAATTATTAATATTTGACGAAATAACTAAAGCTCATGACACAGATGCACTTGCTCAAGAAAT